CCGGAAAGCCGAGACAACCTCATGTTGCCCGATCAGCTCGAGCTCCACCCGCCAGCGCCCTCCACCCATCGGGGCGCCCCCGGTCGGGCCGGCGCCGGTCCCTGGGCCGTTCATGCCTCGCGACGCCGAGGCCGTGATGACCCGGCCGGCCGCGTTCGGCACCACGATCTCCGGGCCGTTCTCGCCCACCAGGTACGGCGTGCCGCGGGAGATGGGGCCACCGGACGCCCTGCGGTCCCGGATGGCGCTGCCCGGCCCGGGGCTGTTCTCGTTGTTGGTGGAGTAGATCGTCTTGTAGATGGTGGTCAGCTTGGCGGTGGCCGCGTACGTGCGCGCGTACGCGTCGCCTGCCTTCTTGGCCCGCCGGAACTCGGCCGAGATCTGCTCGATCTGATCATCGGTGGCGCCCGCGGCCCGCAGCGTGTTGCGTAGGGCCGGGGTCATCTGCCCGTTGAAGGTCCCGGACAGCCCGCCAACCCGGCCCTGGAGATCGATAGCCGCATTGGTCAGGTCCCGCAGTGCGGCGCGCGCCTCGGCACTCTTAGCGCCGTGCTCCTTGGTGGCCTTGGCTGCGGCGCTCTGGGCGTTGGCCAGCTTCTGCTGGGCATTGAGCAGGCCGAACACCGGGTCCGTCTCAGCCCGTAGTTCGTTGCTGAGCCCGACCAGGGCGTCCCGCTGCCCGTTGGCCGCGTTCTCGGCGTTGGTGTGCTCGCTCGCCAGCTTGGCGGTCGCCTCGGCGGCGCCTGCAAGGTAGTGGTTGTAGTCGTTCACCGAGCCGGCGGCGCCGATGAGGCCCTGGCGGTAGAGGTTCGCGGCCTCACTCCCGCGCTTGTAGCCGTCCGCGGTCAGGTCGAGCTGGAATACGTGGTCCTCGAGGTAGGCACGGCCCTTGTCGATCCCGCCGTCTACCTGATCGAGGGCTTGCTTGAACGAGGCAAGGTAGTCCACCACGGCGGTGGTCACGGTGATGGTGTTTTGCAGCGCCTCGTTCAGGTCGTCCAGCGCGCTGGCGCCCTCTTCCGAGTGCTCGGAGAGCATGGTGATGAACTTTCCCACGGACTCTGCCGTGCCCTGGAAGATCCGGCCCAGGGCGGCCAGCGGGGGGCCGCTCTTGGCGCTGGCGCCCACCACGGAATCCAGCAGGGCATCCCCGGACCGGACCAGGGCATCGGTCAGCTTGTCCACGCCCGGGGCCGTGTTCGAGAAGATCTTGCCGATCTTCGGCGCCGAGCGGTTGGCAAAGGCCTCCGCCTTGGCCAACGCCCCCAGGGTCGGTGCCAGGAAGGCGTCTTTCGCGCTGGCGTTGACCTTGGTGGAGAAGTCCTTACCGATCCGGGACGCCCACCCGGACACCGCCGGGTCCTTGGCGACCAGCGCGATACCGCCGATGATGCCGCCCAGGCCGATCCCGCCTACGACCGCACCCGCCACCGCGGCGCCAATTGTCGGGGCCAGCGCGGCCCCGACAACTGCGGCGCCGCCCATGAGCGGGCCGGCCGAAGCCAGACCGCTGGAGATCTGGGCGGACAGCTTCTGGGTCCACTTCTGGGTATCCGCCGGACTCGGGTCCGGGAGTAGTGCCTCGAGCAGGCCCTTGCTCTTGGAGAGCCGGCGGATATCGTTCTCGCCCTTGCGGATCCCCTTGCTGATGTCCAGCCGCTCGGCCGCGTCGTTGGTGTCTGCGAACGAGCGGTGGAGCGAGTTCAGTTCCTTCTCGGCCAGCTCGATCTCACCGGCCAGCTTGGTGATCTGGTGACCGGTCCTGTCGGCCTCCTTGCCCAGCCGCTTGGAGCCCTCGCCCGCAATGACGCTGGCCTTGCCGAACTGGTCGGACTGCTTGCCGGCGTGCTCGGCCGCGTCGCCCACCTTGTCCAGGTCGCGTGCGGCGCCCGCGGTGGCGGCCCCCATCTTGTTCTTGGCGATGAGGTCCAGCTCTAGTTGACGCTTCTCACTGGCTGCCACGGCCCTGCCTCTCGTTGTACCAATCGGCGTGGTCCACCAGTTCGGGCACGGACATCAGTTCCATTTGGGCGCGCGGGATGCCCATGTCCACCGCGAACAGCGGCGCCCACGCGTCCAGCAGCACGGCTACTCCGCTACCGGCAAGGTCTGCAAAGTGACCGTAGGCGTGGGGACCAAGACTGGGAGGTCCGCCGATTCCGAGGCCGGCGAGGTCGGCGAGCCCTCGTCTTTTCCCTCGTCCACCTCGGGGACGGCCTCGTAGTTGATCAGCATGACCATCGGCGTGAAGTCGTCAAACGCCCCGGCCACCTCGGGGTCCACCGCACGCACGGCCAGCCAGCAACACGCCAGGTTGCCCAGCACGCTGTCGGCCCGGAACCCGTTCATGGCCGAGATCAGGGTCATGCCCATGAGCGATTCCAGGACCACGAGATCCCGAGCCGGCGCGGTCACGATCGCGCGCTCGTCATAGACGTACCAGCGATCACCCCACCGCTTCACGTCCTCGGGGTCGGTGAACCGAAACCGTACCGGCTTGAGCAGCCTATTCTCTTCCATCTCGCTCCCTCGCTCGTTACTTGATCAGGCGGGCCGAGAAGTCCCGGACCACCGAATCCAACTGCTTCACGGCCTCGTCCGCCGCGTTGTCCGTGCCCCGCTTGTGGAACCCTGCCCGGATCTTGGTCAGCGCCCAGGTGTTGCGGTTCCCGTGCACCGGGTGCCGCAGGTTGCCGGCCTCGAGCGCCCGGATGTCCCGGCGTTCTGCCTTGCCGTCCGCGTACGTGATCAAGGTATAGGAACAGCTGTTCCCGCCCGTGCGCTTCTGGGTCTTGAATTTCAGCGCCCGGGACATCTCGCCCGCGTACCCGCCCGATTTCGGCATGGTCTGGGCGGACGAGAGCTTGATCGCCCGCTCCACCGGGACCACGGTCTTGGCCAGAGCCTTGTCCAGCTCCCGGGCCAGATCCTTGCGTCCTTCCGTGCGGATCTGGACGGCCAACCTCTTGAGGGCGGCCGTCCCGTCGATCCGTACTTCCAGGCTCATGGTTACGGGAAGACCCCGACCGTGGGAACGCCGTCGATCTGGAAGCTGGCCGCGATCGGCACCCGGTCGGACACGGTGGCGTCCACGGTCAGCTCCGTCATCCAGACCTCGGCGGTCATCTTGACGAGGCCCGCAGTGGAGCCGGCCGGCCCGTACTGAATGGTGGACGTGTTGGCAGCCGTGCGCAGGCTGTTGAGCACGGTGAACGATCCCGTGGTTGCCGTGGCGTCGAAGTGGCCGGCGATCGAGCACTGGACGTTGGCCAGCGCGGGGATGCTCTTGACGCCCTGGTCGCCGAACGCCGTCACTTCGGAGAGCTGGCGGGCGCCGGGCAGGCCCGACACGCTGTTGAGGTAGATCTTGATGTCCCGGAGCGTGCCCGCGCTGTCGTCCAGCGAGAGCACGGCGTCTTTCCCGTGGGCGAAACTCATGGCGGGCCGAGCCTTCCTATCGAGGTGCCACCGCGACCAGGAAGGTCACGGAGCCTGTGCCGGTCACGTCGGTGACCACGCGGAGGTAGCGGTTGACGGTCGTGCCGTTGGCGACCTTGGCGAATTGCCAGCCCACCGCGGTTACCGAGGTGAAGGCCACCAGATCCGCCCACACGCTGTTGTCCACCGAGTGCTGGATCTTCAGGGCGGCCGAGGTGAGCCCGGAGTACGCGGTCACGTGCAGGGAGGCCGCGGCGCCGCCAGTGCTCGGGGTGCTGACCGCGCCGCGGTCCACCGCGGTCCCGTTTCCGTCCGCGGTCTCGGCCGTCAGCGGGTGCAATACCCAGCCCATCTCCACGGACTCGTCCGCCTGGGTGCCGAGCGTGTAGCCCACGGCGTCCGCCACGGCCGCGTCAATGGCCCAGTCCGTGGTGTCACCGTTCATGAACAGGGCCGGCTTGCCCACGGCGTCGCCGTCCAGCAGCGCGGTCAACATGATCAGATTGTCCACGCCGATGCTGGCCGCAATCTCGCCGTGCAGACTCTGCCCCACGTTGTCCTGTGGACCGCGTAGGGCCATGGTGCCGGTCTTGAGGCCGGGCACGAAGTTGGATCCGGCCGTGGCGATCGCCTGCCCCATCACGGTCACGTCGGACACGCCACGCGAGTGCGTGGCCGTCACGCCGGCGACCGTGCTGGACACGACCTTGGAATTGGCCAGCACACGGACCCCGTAGCCGGGAAGGAACGTCACGACACACCTTCGATCACGATTTCGGCGCCCTGATAGTCCACGCCACCGTAGTTGATCAGGCCGACTCGCCGGACCGTGGTCATGTGCAGGTAGGACACGAGCCCGCCCAGCGTCTGGTTGGCCTTGAGTGCGGTCTTGAGCCGGACACTGCCGGCGGCCGGCTTGCGGGACAGGAAGGCGTGGAGCGCGCGCTGGGCGCCCTGGGTCTCCTGGGTCTTGATCAGCACGGTGGCGATGATCTGGATGCCGTCCGCACCGTCGCCCATGTCCAGGTCCCAGTCCAGATCATCCAGCTCGAGCACGATGGCCGGCACTCGCAACGTGCCCGGCACGGTGGCGTAGGCCGAGAACTTCTCGGCCACCCCGTTGTACTCGTCCCCGGTCTCCTGGCCGTTGAACGTGGCGGCCAGGGCGTCCATGACTTCGTTCAGGTCGTAGTTGGCAACGCTCATGACTGCCCCATCCGGGAGTAGAGCACGAGCCGGCGCGGCCAGGCCGCGGTCTCCCGCGTCTGGTAGTACCAATTACCGCGACCGGTTCGGACAGCTTCCACGCGCTGGCGAACGCCCGTCTCCAAGGCGTGTTGCTGTGCCCAGAAGACCAGGGCTTCCACCTGTTCGGTCAGGGTGCCGCTCATGAGCCCGCCACCTTGACCGGATCCTTGACGTACGGCTTGAGCTTTTCCTCTGCCATCGGGTTGCTCTTGATCCGTACGGCGTAGTCCCCGAAGCCAGCTACTCCGAACGGGGCGTCCATGGACTTGTTGTCCATGGCGGCCAACAGTAGGCAGGCCGTGGTGACCGGCTTGGGGACGTTCTCCCAGCCCCACTTGGCCGTGACCTGGACACGGGCCGCGGAATAGAACGCGGACATGGACCAGCCGTAGGCCAGGCGCCAGTACGGCCAACCCGGCTGGCCCTCCCAGACCCCGTTGGCCGGAAACAGGTCAAGTCCGCCGATTGTCCAGGCCGTGCCTGCGGTCTGTCCTAGATAAGGGACAACCGCCAAGTCCGTGTCCGTCCAGAAATCATGGACATCCACGCCTGTCCGTCCGGGAACGTAGGAGCGCGCGGACGCCACCTCGGTCCGACCAAACTGGCGTCCGCAATGCAAGTTGATGTCCGCGGACGCGCTGTCCAACTTGTCCTGGAGGTCATCGTCCTGGGACACGTCGCTGTCCGGGATGCCCAGCCGATACTTGAGCTGGGCCACCGAGGCGTACGCGTCACCGATCGGAACGCTGGTCATCGGATCCCCTCCGGCGCGATCAGGCCGGCGGCCTCGTAGTGGCGGGCCCGACGTTGGACCACCGCGGCGATCTCGTGCCCCTTGGCCTGGATCAGCGTCTCCTGTTGCATGGCGTAGGCGGTCTCGTCCAGGTAGATCCCGCCCTTGTAGTGGGTGGTCTGGATGGACGTGTCCACGCCGATGTCCATGCCGGCGGCATGGACCCGCATACAGAACGAAAGGTCTTCGGAGTAGGTCCGTGGGGTGCCGTTGCCCCCGCCGTCCGGATCGGTGATCGGAGCGAACGGGTCCGGGCCCACAGCAACGGCTACGTCCCGGTGGATCAGGATGCACGCGGCGCCGGTCGCGGCCACCTGCTGGAAGGCGCCCCGCCGGTACTTGGCGATCGGCGCGAAACCGCGCTCCCCGGTGCCGGGCACGACCGTGTAGTGGTAGAGCGTGGGCTGGATGCGTAGACGCTGGCCGTAGAACGGGGCCGGCGCCATGTCCTTGTCCTGCTTCTGGGCGAAACACAGCGCCCCGAGCACCTGGACATTGTTGGCCACCGCGCTGGACACGAGCCTGTCCACGGTGTCCGCGGCAAAGCCCATGTCCGTGTCCACCATGAAGCACCATTCAGCGTCCGTATCCAGGAAGCTGGCCAGGTTCTGAGACCTGGCCTGGGCCACGCCCATCGTGCCGGCCACCCGCCGGAAATACTGTCCGCCCGGGCGGATGATGCGGTTGTCCGTGACTTGATCGTGGAGCAGCATGTCCGCCCAGGACAGGCCGAAGCAGGCCGCCCATTCGTTGCCGTCCACGATCGCGGGAATGACGGAGCCGGGCTCGTACTCGAACCCGATCGCGTTCACGCGTTCCCCTTGCTCGCTCATGCCGTCGTCCTCGCTGGCCGGGTGGGGCTGGGTGTAACCGGGACGCCCGCAACCCAGCCAGGTACGGGCGTCCCGGGGTTCACTACTTGGCCGTGCTCTTGCGTGCGGCCGGCTTGGGCGCCGCGGCCGCCGCGTTCTCGGCCGCCTTGGCGTCGCCGGACCGCTGCTCCGCCGGGTCGTCCTGGTCCTTGGTGGTCAGGGCGTCCGCCTCGGCCTGGGAATTGACCTTGCCCAGGTTCTTGGCCGGCGTGTCCTTGGCGTCGTAGGTCTGGACCTCGGACTCCTCCGTGGCCACG